CCCGGATATTCTGGCGCTCTTCGATCACGACCCCAAGCAACTCCTGGGGCGGACGAAAAGCGGGACGCTAAAGCTTTCCGAGGACACCCGGGGCCTTGCCTTTGAAATCCAGGTGCCGGACACACAGACGGGCCGCGACGTGCTCACCCTGGCAGAGCGCGGGGACCTAGGCGGCATGTCCTTCGGGTTTACTGTCCCTGAAAATGGGGAGAGGTGGCAGGGTCAGCTCCGGGAGCTGCGGGCCGTCACGCTCCACGAGATCAGCGTGGTGTCCGCCTGGCCTGCCTATGCTGGCACAATCGTCTTGGCTCGCTCCAAGATGCCTCCGCGCCTGACTGCGGCACTCAGATTCATGGAGACGGTGTGATGTGGCCATTCAAGGAAAAGATCGAGGAGCGGGCCGTTGATCCATCATGGGCGGCTCTCTCCTGCTTTAACACGTCAACGGGTGTGCTGGTCAATCCACGGATGGCTGAGAATTTGAGCACCGTTCTGGCCTGTGTGAATGCCGTCAGTACCGCAATGGCGAGCCTTCCGGCCTGGGTTTACAGCAGGGCGGAGAACGGGCGCAAAGTTGAGGAAAACCATCCGCTTATGCGTCTTGTGCGCCGTGGGCCGAATCAGTGGCAGACCTGGCCGGACTGGATGGAATGGAAGATGGCGCAAGTTCTCTTGCGGGGAAACGCTCTATCCGAGGTGCTGGTTGATGGTGCCGGAAGACTCACCGGCCTCCGGCCTATCCCCTGGGAATGGGTGTCTGTCCAGCTCCTTCCCTCCGGGCGGCTTGCCTATGACGTGGTGGAAATCACCAACATTTACGGCGGCACAGGAAGACCGAGGCGTCTTCTTGAAGGGGAAGTCTTCCATCTCCGGGACAGGACCGATGACGGCCTTCTCGGAAGATCGAGGCTTCAGCGGGCTGCGGCGGTTGTCTCTGCGGGGCTCAATATCCAGCAGTTTGCAGCCAGTCTTTACGAGAACGGCGTCCATCCGAGCGGTGTGCTCGAGGCCGATGGCAAGCTCGGGCCTGATGCACTAACAAGACTTCAGCAATGGTTTTACGAAGCCTTTTCCGGCCCACGGAAGACTGCAAAGGCTCTTGTGCTCGATCAGGGCCTAAAGTGGAAAAGCATCTCGATATCTCCCGAGGATGCCGAGCTTCTGGCGTCAAGGCGGTTTACCACGGAAGAGCTCGCCCGACTTTTCGGGTGTCCGCCTCCGATCATCGGAGACTACGAGCATAACACCTTCACCAACGCGGAGACGGCGGGCAGGTGGTTTGCTCAGTTTACCGTGGGGCCGTGGGCTCGAAAGATCGAAGCCGAATTTGCGCGATCAGTGTTGTCTCATGGGTATGAGCTGGAGCTTGACCTTTCGGGATTTATGCGCGGCGATCCGGAGACCAGGTGGAAGTCCCACGAAATCGCCGTCAAAAACAAGATCCTCACGCCCAATGAAGTGCGGGAAGTGGAAGGCTGGAATCCACGGCCTGATGGAGATGGGTTTGGGGGATCAACAGAAGGAGACCATTCAAGCAATGCGTGATGATTTCGCAGGCTTGGGCCGAAAACTTCCTATCTCAGAAGTTGCTGAACGCTTCGAGGTTGCAGAGAGCACGGTCAGGCGGCAATATCTCCGTTACGGCGGAGTGAAAATCGGTCGCCAACCCCTGTTCTTTGAAAACTTGGTAGCATCGGCTGTAGGGAGAGTTTATGCCGCACAAGCACAAGATTCAGGGCAAATGGACAGGGAAGTGGTTCGGCCAGATCAAGAAGAATGGCGGAAGAACGCGGAAGCTCTTCGACACCAAGGACGAGGCGCGGGCCTGGGAAGTGGACATGAAGAGGGGAGTTGTCGAGCCGAAACAACCGGAACCGACGAAAACCGCCACAACCTCTTTGATTGAGTGGGTAAACAGATATCTGGATTATTCATTGAGACATGTTCCTAAGGTCTACAGCGAGAAACGCAACATTCTGAAGCGCCTGGTGCAAGCACTGGGGAAAGATATGCCGGTTGACTCCATTACTGCCGGGAGAGTTTTAGAGCATCTTGACCGTCAATTCAGAGAGCGTTCGGGCCATGCGGCGAACAAAGAACGGAAGAACCTCATCGCTGCGTGGAAGTGGGGAGTTGACTTTATCCCCGGGTTTCCAAACGTCAATCCATTTCGGGCCGTGCCTGAATACCCGAAAGACGCACATCCAACCTATGTTCCTTCGGAGGCCGATTTTTGGAGGGTGGTGGACGTTGCGGAAGGTCAAGACCGGGTTCTGTTGCTTGCTTTGATGGAGACGGCAGCGCGGCGCGGGGAGCTTTACCGCCTTCGGTGGGAAGATGTGAATTTTGACAATCGGACCATCCGACTCGGTACCAGGAAGCGGAAGACCGGAAGTCTCGAGTACGACCTCATGGACATGGAGGAAGAGCTCTACGCGGCACTACGTGAGCACCATCAAACGGCTGGAACCGAATGGGTTTTCACTCAGTCCGTTGGGCGCCATAAAGGGAAGCCTTACACGGAGAACAGGGGATTCCCCCAAGATCTGTGCGAGAAAGCCGGAGTGAAGCCGTTCGGAACAAAAGGTATCCGGCACTTGTCCGCGTCAGTCTTGGCAAAGCACAACATCGCAATGGTCGAGATCCAAGGGCATTTAAGGCATAAGAAGTTAGCGACAACGGAACGATATGTTCACAGGCAAGGGGCAGGGAAGGCACATCTCAAAGTTCTGGAAGGTGGCTTTCCCAAGCAAGGGTCCAATGAAGGGTCCAACAAACAAAGAAAGGACTCAGGAGTTAGTGGCTCCTGAGCCCTACAGCATGAGGTGAACAGCCATGCTAACTGGTTTTTTACTGGCGGGGTCGAAGGGACTTGAACCCTCGGCCTCCGGCGTGACAGGCCGGCGTTATAACCGACTTAACTACGACCCCGCATGATCAGATTCACTGGTGGGCGAAACAGGGCTTGAACCTGTGACCCTCGGCTTGTAAGGCCGATGCTCTCCCAACTGAGCTATTCGCCCCCCTTTTCGCCCAAGGGCTGAATCCTTGCTGCACCCTCTTGCGATCCGCCCGAACGAGTGCTTTGTATAACCGAGACCCTCTCTCATTGTCAAGAAAGATTTGCCCGTTTTTCGGCTGCCGGGCGGTGATTGCCGGTCAGTGCGCCCGGATTTCTTCCAGTGGCGTTTGGGGCGCCTCGAAGAGCACGGGAGGTGGTGCCGAGTCCACATCCCGGAAAAGCTCCTGTCCTTCGTCCAGGGCCAGAGCCTTACGGAGCACGTCATCGGCGTGGTCTACCAGCTCGATCTCAATCTCTTCAAGGATTTTGGGAGGGATATCCTTCAAATCCTTGGCGTTGTCTTTTGGGACGAGCACCTTTCTGATAGTGGCCCGGTGAGCCGCAAGGATTTTTTCCTTGAGTCCGCCTATGGGGAGCACGCGGCCGCGCAGCGTGATCTCACCCGTCATGGCCACGCTGCTGCGCGCCGGAATGCGCGTCAGGGCCGATACGATGGATGTGGCCATGGTGATGCCCGCAGAGGGCCCGTCTTTGGGGATGGCTCCCTCGGGGACGTGCACATGGATATCCTGGTTCTGGTAAAAATCCGGGTCGATGCCGAGGCGCGCTGCCCTCGACCTTACGTAGCTGAGGGCTGCCTGCGCCGATTCCTGCATCACCTCGCCCAGCTTGCCCGTGATGGTGACCTTGCCCTTGCCGGGCATGACCACGGTTTCGATGCCGAGAATATCGCCGCCGAATTCCGTCCACGCCAGCCCAACCGATAGCCCGATCTCGTCTTTCTCCTCGGCCCTTCCATAGCGGTACTTGGGAATACCCAGGTACTGCTGAATGAGCTCTTCGTTGAGTGTGATCCGGGTTTCACGGCCGTGCCTCACCACCTCCTTGGCCACCTTTCGGCAGATGGATGCGATTTCCCGCTCCATATTCCGAACTCCCGCCTCCTTGGTGTAGTGGCGAATAATGGAGAGGAGCACGTCGGCGGAAAAATCCACGTTGTCCATGGAGAGTCCGTTGGCCCTGCACTGCTTTGACACCAGAAAGTCCCGGGCGATATTGAGCTTATCGAGCTCCGTGTAGCCCGAAATCTGGATGATCTCCATGCGGTCCCGCAGGGGAGCCGGAATGGTATGGAGATTGTTCGCCGTGGTGATGAAAAAAATCTCCGACAGGTCGTAGTCCAGATCGAGGTAGTGATCGTTAAACGAAAAATTCTGCTCGGGATCCAGAACCTCGAGGAGCGCCGAAGCCGGATCGCCCCGGAAATCGCTGCTCAGCTTGTCTATCTCATCCAGGCAGAAGACCGGGTTGTTGCTTTTGGCCTTGCGCAGGCTCTGGAGGATTTTTCCCGGCATGGCGCCGATGTATGTGCGCCGATGGCCTCGGATTTCAGCTTCGTCCCGCACGCCGCCAAGCGAAAGGCGGATAAAGTTGCGATTCATCGCCCGTGCGATGGAGCGGGCGAGAGAGGTTTTGCCCACCCCCGGCGGTCCCACGAGACAGAGGATCGGGCCCTTTATCTTCTTTACCAGCGCCTGGACGGCCATGTACTCGATGATTCGCTCCTTGGGCTTTTCCAGGCTGTAATGGTCTTCATCCAGGATGCGGGCGGTCGCCTCGATGTCTATTTTGTCCCTCGTCTTTTCAAACCAGGGAAGGGATAGAATCCAGTCTATATAGTTTCGGACCACTGTGGCCTCGGCGCTCATGGGGGACATGAGCTTGAGCTTTTTGAGCTCGGAGCGGACCCTGGCGGCCGCCTCGTGGCTGAGCTTCTTGCGCTTTATGCGCTTTTCCAGATCGTCGAGCTCGGATTTGAAATCGTCCTTCTCCCCCATCTCCTTCTGAATGGCGCGCATCTGCTCGTTCAGATAGTAGTCGCGCTGGGTCTTCTCCATTTGCTTTTTGACCCGCCCCTTTATGCGCTCTTCCGTCTGGAGGATTTCTATCTCGGCCCGCATGTGGCCGTAAAGCTTCTCTAATCGGCGCGGTACATCCAGAGTCTCCAGT